AACTGTTCGCATCGCATGATTATGATGATTCAGTTGTTGACTGGTCTATGACAGTTGCGGAGGCTAAATGCTCTATGGCGGTTTTCACGAATGCCAGCGGGGCGGTAAATGCTATTCTGCCTGCGGCCTCAGCCGGTAAATTCCGTACAGTTTATAACAACTCCGGCCAGGCTGTGACATTGAAAGTCACCGGACAAACCGGGGCATCGGTTGCAACAGGCAAGTATGCTATATTCACCGACAATGGTATAGATGTTATAGAAATCTACGAACAGCCGTAATGGAACAAAACCAGACTCTCATAAAGCTGATTACGGGCCGTCAAACGAAGCTCGAACAGACCAAAATCAGCTTTAACGACCGGATGCAGGACGTTGCGGACTACGTTTGTCCACATCGTGACGATATTCTGGGCAATCGGCTGCCAGGAGAGAAGAAAGGTACAAAGATATTCGATGGAACTGCTGTAAGTGCCGCTGTTCTGGCTGCTGATGGTATCCACGGCTATCATGTATCCCCTGCTTTCCCTTGGTTCAAGTACACAATGAACCGAAAAGCGGCAAACAAAGTGCCGGAAGTCAAAGAGTGGCTGGAAGACACGGAATTTAACATCTACACGGCGCTGAATCGGTCTAATTTCTACTCAGAAATGTGGTCATATATCTACGACGGGTTCACTATTGGCACAGCTCCGATTTATGCCGAAGAGGATCTGACAGACGGTAGAATCATATTCGAGGCCGTCCACCCTGGCGAAGTGTACATAGCCGAAAACAAGTACGGCGAAATCGATATTCTGCACCGTAAGCGCAAGTTAGCCGCTCGAAAGCTTGTACAAATGTTTGGGGAGAAAGATTGCCCTCAGTATGTCTGTAATGCCTGCGAGTCCGATCCGTTCAAAGAATTCGAGGTAATCCACGCTGTTTACCCTCGAGACGATTACGACGACCGCAAGAAGGACGGCAAGAGTAAGAAGTTTGCATCAGTGTGGATGGTTACACAGAGCAATCACATTTGCCGCGAATCGGGAATGGATGCGTTCCCTTACAATGTGTGGCGATATCTCAGGACGGGTAAAGACCCGTTTGGTATCAGTCCTGCACATTTGGCAATGTCGGACATCAAAGGTCTAAACCTGATGAGTAAGACCTTGTTAGGTGCTGCTCAACTGTCTGTTGACCCCGCTTACAACGTCCCGGCGTATTTGGAAGGTAAAGTCCAACTCAAGCCACGCGGCCTGAACTATCAGAAAAACGGCGACAGCATAACTCCTATCCACACCGGCCAGGGGTTCCCGATTGGTATCGACCGTGAACAGGCCAAGCAGAGAAGCATTCGCGAAAGGTTTCATGTTGACACATTCCTGATGCTGGCTAACCTCGAAGGTAGGGGACAACGCACAGCTTACGAAGTTTCCCAGATGATGAGCGAGAAAGCCGCTGTGCTTGGTGCAGAGCTTGGGCCGCTCAACACTTGCCTGGATAACATCCTCGATCGTGTATTTGATATCGAAACTGCCGCGGGTAGAATTGCTCCACCTCCTGACGTGTTACAGGAAATGGCAGAACAAGACCCCAATTTACGGTTTGACCCTCAATATATGGGACCACTGGCACAAGCACAGCGAGAGAGGTTCCAGAAGGACGGACTAAGCAAGTTCTTTATCGACATTGGGCCGATAGTCCAGGCCGATCAGAACACGCTTGACCTCATTGATACTGATGCTGTTGTGTTGTTGATGGCGGAAAACAACTCTGTTCCGGTCGAAATACTGAGGCCAAAAGAAAAATACGATGCTATCCGCGAAGGCCGCATGAGAGCCCAAGAGCAAGCAACACAACGCGACGCGATTGAGCGAGTTGCCCCGGTTATGAAAAACATGGCAGAAACCGACGAAATATCAGGCGGAAAACTGTCGGAAATGATGGGAATGAATGCGTAGACTAGATTTGTTCCCAAATAACGATCTAATCAGCCTGTATCGGCAGGTATTCTCGTCTGGCGCTGGTATGCAGGTTCTGTCTCACATGCTGTATGATTTGGGCGTATTTGTCGAGATTACCGAGGGCGCGGAAGATGTCGCACTGAAAAACTACGGTACCAGATTGGTAAATATTCTGGCAGGTGGCGAACCATCGCAGGACAGTATTGAACAGTTTACTAATCGTCTTATGAAACAACCGTTGCCGAAACCGGTAGAGGATTGAAATGGCCGTCAAGCAGAGCATGTATAAAGGGTCATCGAACGTAAGCGGGATCGTCAATGGAAACGTCACCGACGACTCGCCATTACAGACTAACGGTTTAACGAATACTGAACTACGAGCAACACCTGTGCCGGTATCCGGCCCCCTCACGAACACGGCATTACGAGCGGCACCGGTTGACGTATCAGGGCCGTTGACGGATACACAACTAAGGGCGACGGCAATACCGGTGACTGCCAGCGCCGGGACAAACCTGAACACATCGGCACTCGCCCTCGAAGCCGGGGGTAATCTAGCTGGTATCAAAGCTGTGACCGATCAACTTGATTTTGACCCGGTGACGACACATCCACTTGTCATCAACCATGACCACGGTGAAATACACGATGGAAACAATTATTTCTATACCGATCCGGTAACGCTCAACGCTGCTGCCGTACAGGATTATTTGATAACCACACCAAACACGGCGGTAAGAGCGCATTTTCTGTTTGACATTGTTTATCTGTTTGTGACTGAGATTCAACTGTATGAAGGGGCCGACCGAACAGGAACGACGCTTCAAACCACGCACAACAGTTACCGTCCATCATCGAACGTGGCGGCAACAACCGTTCACAAGGGGACATCAGGCGGGACCACTGACGGCACGTTGATATTCAACTATCAGGGTGGTCTTTCAACCGGAGCGGGGGCAACGCTTGTAACGCAAGGCGGTACGCTGAACGGTAGAAACGAGATAGTTTTAAAGGCCAACACAAAATACATCTTGAGGATAACGTCTTCAACTGCAGCGAACCTGATAAATACGCTTTTAAGCTGGTACGAAATTTAAAACAAAGGAGTAGCCCGTATGAAAACGCCGCCTATTGAGATTAAAGAAGAAAAAAAAGACGGTTTAGATGTATTGTCAGTCAAATATGGGAAGATAGTGTGTGAGATTGACAAGCAGCTAATTGCAGCATGCCCCCCCTGCTGGCAAGGTGATTTTATTATTGGTGAACTTTATCCATATATTGAGGCTTTTTACCCAAATATGAATGTTATGGAGCTTATACGGATAAAGGGTGTTGTAGAAGAGTACATGAGAGGTAGCTGTATATGAAACCCGAAACAATAGAAACCGTAATTCGCCACTTGAAAGGCATTGTTGCTGCTTTGGAGAAAGAAAAAGATCATTCTAAAGACGGATCGTTTACATTCAAATGCAACGGTACTATTCCACGGGATGAAGTATATATTTACCAAGGAAAAGAACTGAAAGGTAAAATAGTTAATATAGACGGAACTATTTATTTAACTAAGTAAGATCAGAACACAACCAAACAGGGCACGTTTCGACCTCCCCTGAAGACCATCACCGTAAAACCGGAATGTGTTTTCAGGGGTATTTTATTTTAAGCAAAGGAGATTTAAACGATGGGAGATCAAGCCAACCTCGAAAACGGGGGTAACAACGATCAATCAGCAGACGGCGGCGATAAAGCACCGGCATGGACAGCGCAGCTTGACAAAGACCTGCAAGGCAACGAGAGGCTGACCCAATTCAAGACGATTGGCGAAATGGGAAAGACTCTGCTTGAGTTGGAGGGCAAGAGCAAGAACGCATTATACATCCCGGGAGAGACGTCGACCGACGAGGAAAAAGCGGCATTTTATTCAAAACTGGGGAGGCCGGAATCACCGGATAAATACACATACACACGCCCCGCCGATTTGCCGCCAGAAATACCGTACACAGCCGAAGTCGAGACGGTGTACAAGCAACTGTTTCACAAGGTTGGTTTATCCGATGCCCAAGCAAAGGAGATAACCGAAACACATCTGAATCTTGCTAAACAGGGGCTGGAATTACAGCAAAAAACGGAACGTGAAGAAACCGAGAAGGCCATCAACACCCTGAAAGACGAATGGAAGGGTGATGCTTTCAAGGAAAACTCCGAACTGGCTGTAAGAGCATTCAGGGAATTAGGTGGCGGTGAAGAGGGTAAAAAATTCATCGAAGAAACAAAGGTGAACGGAATACCACTCGGCAATCATCCTATGTTCCTCAAGATATTCGCAAACATCGGAAAGCAGATATCCGACGACAAAATCAATTCAGGTCGTGACGGAAACATCGGGGAACTGTCCGAAGAGGACAAGGCTAAAGCCAGGTTCCCGAACACTAAATTTAAATGAAGGGAGTAATATAAAATGGCACTTCAAACCAGTACATACAGTTTTGTCGAGCAGGCAAAACGAATCGATCCCTCCGGTAATCTCGCAAGGATTGCCGAAGTCCTTAACAGAAGCACTGGCAACATGCTTGGTGATGCTCCACACGTTGCATCTAACGACGTTTGGACCAACAAAACCACCCGCAGAGCCTCGCTGCCTACCGGTTCACGCCGTAAATTGAATGCTCGTGTGGCCGCTTCCGTATCTCGCACCACAGAGATCATGGACGTGATTGAAACAATCGAGGATTACTGCGACGTGGACGCGGCTTTGGTTGATTCTATGCCGTCTCCTGGTATGTTCCGGTCGGGCGAAGTCGATGCGTTCATTGAAGGGCTTGGACAGACAATCGCATCCGATATCATCTATGCCGACTCGAATGCGGATCCTGATGCAATGCATGGCCTTGCCGCCCGTCTCAATACGCTGGATGGTCGCTTCTGTATTGGTCAATCTGGTACCGGTTCTGACGTGACTTCGGTATACATTGTTGATTGGGGCCTGGATAAAGCACACTTCATTTATCCAAAAAACATGTCACCAACCCTTGGCGTACAGCACACCGACAAAGGACAGGTTACCTCCGAAACCACATCCGGACTGATCGAAGTTTATCGTGACCACTTTGTTGTCCGCTGTGGTCTGGTAGTTCGTAACCCTCGTGCAATAGCCCGTCTTGCAAACGTCGAAACAGCAGGAACTTCCAACCTGTTTGACGAGGACAACCTGATTACCCTGCTCAACAATATGAGCAAAGGACCGGGACGCACTATCTACGTCAACGAAACGGTGTTGACCCAGATGCAAATTAAAGCCAAGGATAAGTCGAACATCTACTACACCCCTGGTGGAAATGCCCTGTCTGGCGAACCGCCTCTTTACTTCCAAGGTGTACCAATCCGTCAGGTTGACCGCGAGATCCTTCTCAATACTGAAACAGCTATTTCTTAATAGCAGAAAGGAGATAATCAAATGAGACGAGATTCACAACTTGTATTTACCACAGCCCAGGCTATTTCCGGCGCGGCTGCAGACGTAATCGTCCTGACCGATCAGATACTGATCCCCCAGATGAAAGACCACACCGGGACCGCTACAAATGACCGGCCAAACGTATCCGGTAAACTCTTTTGGAACTGCATTGTAGACGGCGCCGATCTTTTGGCCGCAGTCGATGGATGTGTTATCACATTCGACCTCTACGCAGATAGCGACTCCACCCCAACCACCGGGGGGACTGTTATTGATTCGTTTGCAGTCACCGAAAATACCCCATCCGAGCATAAGGACGGCACGTATCTGTTCAGCCGCGCACTTCCTAACGGCACATTCAGCCCTTACCTTGGGGTAACTGCAACCCTGACTGTCCAGGCGCTTTCAACCGGCAAGGTAACTTCTTGGATTGGACCGCCACTGCAGCAGGGCAAATAACCACATAGGGGCGGGGACGACTCGCCCCTTCTTTTAAGGAGCACGTATGCCAAAATTTATAGTCAACGAAAATTTCCAGTTCTACGGGATCATTCGCCGGGAAGGCGCAACGGTTGAAGTAACCGAAGAAATCCTGACTGTTGAACTCGAAAAGGGAACTAAGGAAATTACTGACAAAAAAGGTAATGTCACTATCAAGCACGTTTCCGGCCTGCTTAACCATTGTTCGCCTGCCGACAAAGACACAGCCGATTTGATCAACGCGGACATGAAACCACCGGCACCGGTCGAAGAAAGCCCAGAAGACAGAATAGCCGAAATCAAGGATGCCATGGACAAGATCGGTAAAGCCTATGATAACAGGTGGAGCCTTAAACGCTTTGAAAACGAACTCCAAAAAGCCAGAATCGAAACGGGTCTGTAATGTCTGCCTCAGTGGTTCAAATATGTAATATCGCGCTGCTTAAATTCGGGTCAACCACAATCACCGAACTTGGCCCCGAAACTAAAGAGTCGAGGGCGTGCCAAGTATTCTATCCGCTAATGCGTGATGAGTTGATTTATTCGCATCCATGGAACTTTGCCATGGCAAGGGCAGATATAAGCGCACAAGTAGCGCCTGTCCCGGCTTTTGGGTTTGATTATGCCTATACACTTCCAACTGATTGTTTGAGAGTCTGGGAGCTTATAGGTGATTCAGAATGGGCGGTTGAAAGCGGTCAACTCTTAACGAACCAAGATACCGAAATTTACATCCGATATATCCGAAGAGTGGAAGAATCAGGCCGATTCACTCCGTCATTCGTTTCGTGTTTCGGGACATATTTGGGGGCGGAACTCTCCGCCAAGCTTGCAGGCGATAAGAGCATGAGACAGGCGCTTTTACAAGAACTGCATGAAATCCAGCTACCTGCTGCTTACAGCCTGAACGCCATGGAAGGCAACCGACCGAAGCACAAGGACGAACAAAGCATGGACAACGGAAATTATTCATGGGCTAAGGAAGGTCGTTGATGGCACAAGACTTGATCCAGACAAATTTTACAGCGGGTGAATTTTCGCCACTACTTGACGGTCGCACAGACCTGTCCAAGTACGCAAACGCTGTGCATGTCATGGAAAATTTCATCAACGACCCTCGCGGCCCTGCCGTTTTCCGTCCTGGATTTAAATACATCACAAGTGTCAAGAATAGCGCCAAAAAAACCAGATTAGTACCATTTCAATTTTCAACTGAGCAAGCTTACATGCTTGAATTTGGCGATCAATACATAAGGTTTTACAAAGACAAAGCACAAATACAAGTAACTGGCGTTCCTTATGAAATAGCATCCCCGTATCTTGAGGCGGATATTGAAGATATCGACGTCAGATGCCAATCCGCCGATGTCCTTTACTTACTCCACCCGAGTTATCAACCACGCAAATTATCCCGTACAGGCCACACATCATGGGTACTGTCGGTTATCAACTTTAAACCTCCCGCAATCAGCGAACAAAGCTTTAAACCAGTAGCAACACTGACCCTCTCGGCGGTTACCGGAATAGGCATAACTGCGACGGCAAGCGCTGCAGTTTTCCTCTCTGGCGATGTGGGCAAAACCATCATATCAGGGGCGGGTGTCGGGTCTATCACCGCGTTCACGTCTTCAACCGTAGTTGAATTGGAGGTCATAGACGACTTCGCGTCAACATCCCCCATAGCATCCCAATCGTGGTCAATGAGAGGGACGCCAAACAAGAGAATCACACCCGACACCGATAAACCAACCGGCGCAATAGTTACCGTAGCAGCATCAGAAACGGTGAATGATTACGTTGATCTTTTGGGCGAAGATCAGAATTATTGGACGGTGTCATCAGTCGCAGGAACCTATTACCTGAAAGACAGCGCGCCAGGGTACACGAGCATCAAGCCTGCCGGGGTGTTGATTAGCGGTATCTGGATACCAGAAGGTGTAATGGGTTCGCTTGGTATTGAGCAATGGGCGTTTGGTGACAACGATACACTCGTGCTTGTTACGATCTATATCCGTCTCTCCGATGGCACGGATCCAGACACAAAAAGCACCGTTGACACTCCCAATAACAGTTATGTCAGAAGGTCGCCAGTTCCTGCAAGCGCGGAGATATTCCGGTCGTCGGACGTGGGGAAATACATCAGAGTCCATGGCGGTCTGATCGAGATAACATCTATTGTCTCGGCGGGATCGGCTAAAGGTGTAATTCTTAAAGAACTAACCGCGATCACAGATACAAATAACTGGTCACTTGAATCCGCCGTGTGGTCTTCCACAAACGGATATCCATCATGTGCGACTCTATACGGCGAAAGGTTGGTTCTTGCAGGTTCCACAGCATACCCGGAAACCATGTGGGGATCGGTAGTCGGAGGTTACGAGAACTTCACGCCTGGGGTAGATGATTCTGATTCTTTTGAATTTACCCTTGGTGGGAACCAGGTCAAAAAGATATTTTGGTTGGAAGAAAAAGAAGCCTTGATTGCCGGAACTCCAAACGGGCCTTGCCGGATAGGGCCGGAAGACTCAAGCCAGCCGTTGACCCCGTTGAACGTGCAGGGCAAAAGGAGGGGTACAAAAGGCTGTGCAGACTTGGCGCCTATCACAATAAACGAATCCACGCTTTATATCCAGAAAGCGGGAGCCGACGTTAAGTCGGGAAAGAAAATAAGGGAATTTACCTACCAATGGGAACAGAACGGATACACTGCCCCCGACCTCCTTCTGCTTGCAGAACATGTATCCCAAGAGGGAATAAGCGGTATCACATTCCAGGAAGAACCAAACTCAACAATTTGGGGATGGACTACTGACGGGAAGATGGTATCTTGCACATATCTCAGGGAACAAGACGTTACCGGCTGGCACCGTCATCCAACAACCGGGACGGTCACAAGCATGGCGTGTATCCCTGGTGTTGATAACGACGAGGTATGGCGGGTTGTGACAAGGACTATTAACGGGCAGACTGTGCAATATATCGAAGTTTTAGCCGAACCGTTTACAGACACGGAAGAAGAATATAGAACCAACAAAGGGCTAAACGCTTTCTTCGTGGACTCAGGAATAACGTACAGCGGGGCAGCAACTACGACTATCACAGGACTGTCTCACCTGGAAGGCGAAGAAGTGGTTATCCTCGCAGATGGGTCTTATGTATCCCGCAAGACTGTAACCGGGGGTCAAATCACTTTAAACACCGCTGCGTCAGTAGTTCACGCAGGGCTGGAATACACCGGAACCCTGCAAACAATGAGACTTGACCCGCAACAGGCCAACGGAACGTCACAAGGCAAGGTTAAAAAGATTCACGATCTTACTGTTAGGGTTTACCGTTCAGGGGCTTTCAAGTGTGGGCGTGACGCTAATAACCTTGATTCGATGTTTGACAGAGAACGCACATTGATTATGGGCGGCGCTTATCCGTTGTTTACAGGTGATATCCCTGTCGGATTTGATGGGAAGTGGGAAAGGGACGGGCGTTTGATGATTGTTCAAGACAAACCCATGCCTCTTACAGTGGTGGCTCTCATGGCGGAGGTGACAACCAATGGATGAAATAGATATCCTTACATCACCGGTCCAAAATATTAGAAACAAAGTAGCTTTGATGGAATCCGAAATGAAAAATATGCCACAAGTGGTCATGACTCCAATTCACCATTTTGCTGATGGTCTATACGGAAGAGAGATCCTAATACCTGCAGGAACGTTGGTTATCGGAAAAGTCCACAAACGAGAACATCTTAATTTTCTGATGCAAGGCGATATTACAGTATGGACGGAAACCGGAATGAAACGGGTCCAGGCACCGTTAATCCTCAAATCGTACCCAGGTATAAAACGGGTGGGGTTGACGCACTCCGACACTATATGGGTTACTGTCCATGCCACTGACGCACGCGAAGGATGCGACCTTGAAGAACTTGAAAACGATCTTACCGTACCGACCATGGCTGATTACGATTTATACATTGACGAACAAATCAAAATGATTTTGGAGGTAACTCCATGAGCATGGTTTACGTTGCCGTTGCTGTTGCTGTTGTGTCCGCAGGTGTATCCGCGTATAGCCAATATTCTGCTGGCGAGAATGCCGCCGAAGAAGCGGATTACAACGCCAAGGTAGCAGAGCAAAATGCCCTTGCGGAGAAAGATAAAGCCTCCTACGACGAAAACATACACCGGGACAACGTACGTAAGCTGTTAAGCACTCAACGCGCCTTATACGGCAAATCTGGGGTTGATATGACCGGAAGTCCATTATTGGTGATGGAAGACACCGCAGCCAAAAGCGAGATTGACGCCCTGGCAATTCGGCACGGTGGAGATATCGCAGCAGCACAGCAGAGAAGCGCGGCGACTCTTTCCAAAATGAGAGGCAAAAACGCGCAAACAGCCGGTTACATTGGGGCAGGGAGTTCGTTACTATCCGGCGCATCTTCCGCACTAAAAGCGAGTAAATAATGCCACGTATCCCGACATATCAGAGACAAGGCACCGTATCAGGACAAGGACCGAACGTAGGCGGGTCTTTCGGTGAGCAAGCAGTACCGAATGCCCTTGCCGGGGCTGCTGTGGTTATTGGCGATCTTGGCAATACCCTTCTTAAACGTCAGCAAGAGATTAAAAAAGAGGAACAATATTACTCGACGCAACGGATAGGAACACTGGTAAATGAAGAAGCCTTGAACTTTGAAAAAGACAGCCTGTCTCGTAAGGGGACAGACGCTTTCAATAGCATGGAATGGGCAGACGAATGGAAAAAGTCGGCTGTTGGAAAATATACCAAAGATCTCACCGATGAGCGGCAAAAGTTTGATGTTTCTCAACATATAGAATCGCAAACCCTTAAAATAAAGAATAGCCTTTCTAGCCACGAAGCCAAACAACGCGATGCGGTTGCGGAGGATACCCGAATCGGCGCACTTGCCAGTGCTTCGAAATCGGCTTATCAGGGATTCGGGACGCTTGACGATAACCTCAATATCTACAACACGTCCATTATAAACGATCCCAGGTTAAGACCGACCGACAAGGAAAACAAACTCGTAGCCGGTCAGTCGGCTATTGCTGATTCCTATCTGGACGGAGTTGTTAATCGCAACCCTTTAGCCGCTATGGAACTTATCAAATCGGGTACGTTTAATAAATACCTCACTAAAGAACGACTACAGGAATTCGACACCAAAATTAAGCCCAAACTCCAAGCTTCACAGGTGGACAGTGTTATCAGCGAATTAACCCCTTTAATGCCGAAAGACCTTGACGCACCTTTTGAAATCGACAAGTTAATGGCTGAGGTCAACAAGAAAACTGCCGATACCGATTTGCGGAAACTGGTAAGAACCGAATTAAAATCGTTGGCCGCCGATCGTGCCGCTGCTGGCAAAGAACGATTCGATTATAACTATGGCAAAATCGCTGATGCGTGGGAAGTTAACCCGAAACTAACCACAACCACTATCATGAAAATGCCGGAATTTACAAATCTGACTATCGCACAACAGGGCAACGTTCTCGCCAAAATACGGCAGAAGATCGAACACAGAGACACCACGGAACGCGCGACACGCGCAAGCGAACGGAGTGCAGTAGCGGCAGAACGAAGCGCAGACGCGGCAGCAGCGGCAGCAACACAGCAACGGTACGATGCATCCTATTACTATTACCGTTCGCGCCCTGAATTATTTGCTGCTATGCCTGAAAACGAATTTAAAGCATTACGGCTCGAAATGGGTGATAAACAGTTCGCCCACTTGCAGGATGACCGCAAGAAAGCCTCGACACCGGAAGCATTAAGAGACGCAACTACTCACGCAGCAACCATCAACAATGTTTTGGACAAAATACCAGGATTGGACGATTCCGAAAAAGCCAAGTATTTCACCAAGAACAAAAGTGCCATTGCCGCAGCCCAGAAACGCAAAGGATCACCACTTTCACCGGCAGAAGCACAAACGGCCATAGTCGAGAACATGCAATTGGACTTTGTGAAAGAGCCAGGACTATTTGGAGGTAAAAAGCTCAAGCGCAAAATTGAAATAGGCAAGGAAGACAAACCCGTCGACATCCCGGCAGATTATGCCGCCAAGATCGATGCATTGGAGAAAAAGCGCGGTAAAACATTTTCTCGTGAACGAAGAGTAGCCCTTTACAATGAACTATTGAAGGAAGGCAAATAGTGTCAGTCGAAGATTTACTTGCACAATTTGACGAGGAAGACTCTAACGCAACCAAGTCGGCTTTAACCAAGTCGGCACTGATTGCACACGATACCAACCCTGACCAGTACGCCGCTAATCGCAACAAAACGATTAAGCGCGGTCTGCCGGTTGCGTTAGCCGCACCCGCCAAACGTCCGTCGAGTTGGGAAGATGCTAGCATTCTGATGGACGACTTTAGCAGGCTAGTTGACAATTCACCCTATACAGCCGCTTTCCTTTCCAACCCAGAAAACGCCAAGATATCTTACGACGATCATCCGAAACTGACCAAAGTGGAAACCGCTTTGACCGCTTTGAAGGGTGCCGGTAAAAATATCGTTGGCATAGCGGAAAACGTGGCAAACCAAGTCACTCAGTTGGGCGCAATGACGCTAACGGCAATCCCAAATATCATTGGCAGCACAGGGGCGGAAATAGCCGGGGCGATCGTCAACGAGCGTATGCCGACACTTTCTGGTATTTCGGATAAGTTTCACGAGAATCTTGGTGTACAGATTTATCAACCCCAGACAGAATCAGGCAAACAGCAGGTCGATGCAACCGGTAAGATAATGACCGCTATTCCTGCCGCCGTAGACGCGATAGACGCCGCGACAGGTGACACATTCAAGCGCAACTTTCCGAATACTTACGCAGGCGTCCAGGTGGCCGGAGAATTCGCTCCTTGGGTGGTATTTGGCAAGGCAGTTCATAGCGGAATAGCCGAAAGACCCGCTACTATCTCAGATGCGAATGCTAACAAGATTCTTGATATAGTCAACGTAGCCAAAGAATCCAAACTTGCCAAGCGGGACGTTGAGACGTTCAAAGACTTTACTGCCTCTGCAGGCGAAATGCCTACCGTCACCATGCCGGTTGAAAAGTTTGATTCACTACTGGCGGAAAAGAAACTGAAACCGGAAGAAGTGCTGACCGATACGACACAGTATCATGAGGCAAAATTCACCGATAAGCCGGTTGAAATACCTGTTTCAGATATAGCCGCCAACGCGGAACATATCACGCCTGAGCATATCAAGGATATGAGCGTAGACAGTAAGCCGTCGGTAAGGGATATCGAAACAAAGATTGAAGCAGAAAAGGTGGCGGAAGGAAAACCTGAAGAAACACCAAAACCGGAAACCAACGAAAGCCGACTTGCCCAACGGGCCGAAGCTGACGCCATCGAAGCCAAACTGACGAAAGATTTCGGCGCACTTCCCGAATACAAAACCATGTCCATGAAAGACCAGGCCGACCGCGCTACTTATATCATGGAAGCCGACTATGAAGCCGCTAAACGTATGGCTATGGGTGAAGAATTACCCCCAGAAGGCGTACGTGAAGCCACTATGTATGAAGCGGTCAAGATCAGGGCTATTAAGGAAGGTGACGTTGAAACCGTCCGCAAACTCGCCACAGAGTCAACCGTTCCAACAAGGCTAACTGAGTACGGCCAGGCCATCAAAGCGGCTGACTCTCGTCTTAATATGGACCCTGTAAGGGATATTCAGGAAGTCATTGCGGACCGGAAAGAAAACGCCAAAAAGCAAGGCCTGTCTCCCGAATCAACCGCCAAAATTGACGAACTTACCGCCAAGCTGGACGAGGCACAAACCAAACTTACATCCTACGAAGAGGAACTTGCCAAGAAGCACGCCGAAAAGGTGCATAAGCAGGTTGTCACCGAAATAGCCAAAACTACCCGTAAGACTACCAGACAGTCAAGCAGAGCCGCGCTTGATGCTGAATTTAAAGACCTGACTAGCAAACTCAATTCCATCCTGAACCCCAATAAATTGAATGTTGGTATTGACCCCGCAGCTATCCCGGTGCTTGTCGAAATGGCAAAGAATCGGATTAAAGCCGGTGTCCTCACCGTGGAAGGTGTTGTTGATTCAGTCCACAGCGAAGTACAACGCTTTATCAAAGGCGTTTCGAAACGTGAGATAAGGGACGCTATTTCAGGTTATGGCGAAACCTCGAAGATGAGCCAGGACGAAATCAATATCCAGTTAAGGGAATTGAAACGCCAGGCGCGTTTGGTTTCGGCTCTCGAAGATGCACAAGGTGGCGAATCCCCCCAACGGTCAGGGCTCCAACGCGACCCCGTAAGCGACAAGGTTCGCGAACTGCAGAAAGAAGTCAAGCAGGCCATGCGGGAAAGTGGTCTTGATGTTGACTCCACCAAATCACCGGAAGAACAATGGAAAACTGCGCAGGACGCCAGAAAGACCGCTCTTAAAAATCAGATTGCCGACCTCAAAAGACAGATAGAAACCGGCAGGGAACTGGCTAAAAAAGAAGCGGTCAAGTACGACGAAGAGGCAACCAAGCTTGCCGCCGAACGCGACGCCCTCCGTACCAAGTGGCAGGAGAAAAAGACCTTACTCGAAGAGATGAAAAAGAAGGGTGTCCCCGACGAAGACCCTTTGATAACCGCTGGCAAAAAGTTCATGGCTGACACGGAAAAGCAGATCAAGGCCAAAGAGAAAGCACTCGATAAAGCCATTGCGGAGAAACAGCGCCGGATTGATGAACACGACCTTGAACCGAATAAGAAACAGAGAGCCACACCACGGACGCCTGAAATTTCCGAGAAGCAGTCGCAACTTGATAAACTGAACGAAGAATACAAACAGATGCAAAAGGACGCTAAGCCGCCGAAAGACCCCGAAGCGGCACGTTTGCAGTCCTTTAAAACCCGCATTACCAACGAAACCGCGAGACTCGAAAAAGCCCTTGCCGACGGTGATTTTGCCAAGAAGGAAAGAACGCCCGTTACCCTTGACGCGCAAGGCAAGAAGTTAAAAGCCGAACGCGACAGGGCAAAGGAAAACTTCCAGTCAGCCCAAAGTGCAATGGGTACGGTATCGAAAGAAGAAGCCGCGCAGATCGTCCGTTTGTCAAAAATAGCCTCAGACGCACGAGACGCCATTGAGAGCGGCGGCAACCGCCTGGACTATGGTGCTGCAAGGGTGGCTTACGAAAACTACGTAAACGACCTAAAAGGCGCGAACGCTTCTATAAAGACTTTGTTAAAGAACCACGCACAAGAGTTGAAAACAACATGGCAGGACAACAAGTCAAAAGCGGTATGGGACGCCGGGACGGGGGCATTGAAGACCATCACCGATAACTCTATTGCAATGGTATCTTCCCTTGATAACTCATTTTTAGGCAGACAGGGCTTAAAAACCTTAATGACCCATCCTTCGGCTTGGTGGCCGGGTGCAAAAGCATCATTCTCGGACTTTGCCAATACTCTTGGAGGCAAAAACGCCCATGACGCGATGATGGCCGATATTGTGTCGCGCCCCAATTATCTTAACGGCGAATACCAAAGAGCGAAAATTATCGCACTTACGGAAGAACAGTTTCCTACTACGTTACCGGAACGTATCCCCGTAATCGGAAGAGTTTTTAAAGCATCCGAAGCAGCCTTTACCGGTAGCGGTATGAGAATGAGAACGGATCTTTACGACTTGCTTTCCACCAAGGCCAAGGAAAACGGCGTCGATATGACCAACAAGGCACAAGCTGAAAGCCTTGGAAAACTCATCAACTCCCTAACATCAAGGGGGCAATGGGGGAACCGTGGGCAGTCCGGTGCTATAAGACTTATTCTATGGGCGCCCAAAATGCTGAAAGGTAATATTGATGTATTGACCGCTCATAACTTTACAGCGGGACTAGAAAGCAAATTTGCCCGCAAAGAAGCCGTTGTGAATCTGCTTAAGATCGTCGCCGAAACCGCCACGCTAATGTCTATCGCAAACGCTCTCAAACCTGGTAGCGCGGAGTTGGATCCAAAAAGCACCGATTTCGGAAAGATCAAGGTAGGAGAAACCCGCTTCGACATTACAGGCGGCGCGGCTTCAATCGTAACTCTTGCAGCGAGGCTTTTAACCAATTCGTCAAAAAATACGCAGACCGGCCTTGTCACCGAATATGGTACAGGTTTTGGGCAAAGGACTCTATTTGATGCATTGATTGATTTCATCACCAATAAAACCCCTCCCACTACCAGCGTCGTGGTAAGCTGGCTGAAAGGTAAAGATAGGGAAGGCGAGCCATTTACAGGGGGCAACGCTACTTATCGCGCTTTCACACCAATAAGCCTGCAGAATGCCATAAAAGCGAAAGACGATGTTTCCGCCGATAAGGTAGCTGGGGTACTGGTTGACTTAATAGGTATCAACGCCAATTCATACAGCGACGTAAGCAAACAAAAACGGGATATAATAAGTCGGATCAGAAACGGTAAGCCGTTATTACCGGATCAACAAACCGTTTTTGACTCCATGTCTCCAAAAGAACAATCCAACATCGAAAAGCAGACCGAAATGACTGCGATACAGGCCGCTTTTGATAATCTGGATATTGGGAATGCAATTCATGCTTGGTCGAAAGCCACTGATTCACAACGGGATGAACTTCGTGATATTTACGAAAGCAAAATTGATAAATACATGTTAAAAACGGATATCGAAGGTGAAGATTTGGACGAGTTAAACAATAAAATACAGAACGCTGAAGAGCGGAAATAAAAGGAGGTATCAAATGAAGACAGTAATTTTAGCGGTGCTTTTGATTTTTTCCGTATCGATGGCGAACGCAACCGATTTGACAAAAGTCGGATTCAGGGCGTTTTCTTCCGCAACATCGAAAACCTGTACCGTATTCGGTATGAGTGACGCTCTTAAAAAAGACGGCTATCTGAAAACGCCGATTCAAGGCTTTTCGCCTGATTCCGCTTATTCCAGGTCGTATGTGTTAGGTACTAAGGGATTCGGTAATTATTCTACCACCGGATACACAAATAACATTACTCTGTCAGCAATGAAGTTTACTTGCGTACAAACCGGAACCGCTACTTTGGAACCGGTCAAGATTTATCTCAATGGCGTTGAAACTTTCTACTTGACGCTTGAATCAGATACTTTCGTATTGGGGAGATAACATGACCGTATCAATTGAAACAACCAAAGTATCTTATTCCGGCAACGGAGTCACAACGGTTTTTAGTTATCCGTTTAGGATCTTCGAAGACAACGATATACAAGCTGTCGTAACTGCAGAAGGTGGGGCGGCAACCGATCTTGTATTGAATACCGATTACAGCGTTACCGGGGCTGGGAATGTTGCAGGCGGCACCGTTGTTTTGACGGCTGGGAGCAAATGTCCTACCGGTTCAACTTTGACCCTTCTCCGCAATATGGAGTTAACGCAAGACACTGACTATACCGATGGCGAAGCCTTTACCGCCGAGTCTTTAGAAACCGTTATTGACAAACAGATGATGATAGCCCAGCAGGAAAAAGAAAAGAATGACCGTTCGTTAAAAATCCCTCACGGGTCTACCGTAAGTGTTTCACTACCTGCCGTTGTGCCGTCCGGTCTGTTTGCGTGGAACGCAGCAGGCAGTGCCGTCGAGTTTTTACTTTCTGCCCCTCCTTATATTAGTATTGCAGTTTCCGCCAGCAGCTACGGGGCCGACATTTCCGCCGCAATAACGGCAATAGGGTCATCAAATGTGACTCTTATTGTGGACTCACCTATCACAGTCAATGACAATGCGGTATTCCATGCGAATACAAACGTGGTTGTTCAGTCGCCGGGATTATTCGTTGTTGCCAGCGGTAAAACTCTCACCGGCCTGAAGGAATCCCGCCCGGAGTGGTTTGGTTCCGGCACGGACGCAGTAGGTAAAGCCATAGCAACAGGTGGAGTCGTCAAGTTACAAGATGGAGTTACTTACACGACTGCATCTATTACGTATAACGGTAGCGTCAAAATAGAAGGTTCTGGAACGCTGAAACATGCCGACAGCCAGTCAACCCCGCTAATATCATCAACCGGGGCGTATAACCATAAAATAAGCGGTATCACGATAGACGGCAACCAGGCGAATCAATCCGCCGACTTCGCCACAGTTCTAATTACCGGAGCGTCTTCCGTAGCCATGGATAACGTTACGATGGTCAACGGCAACGGAGTCTCGGAGGCAACAACAGCCGGTCGTGCCGGTGTCACATTCGTTGAATGCTCCAACGCCGTCGTCAACAACTCCAATATGTCTGCCGCCAAATACTCGGCTTTGATGTACAAAAAACTGAATGGCACCGTAACAAATACTTACGGCAACAGGGTATCCGGTGGCAGTTACAGCAGCAACGGTGGGTCCGGAGTTGTCACTTTCCTTTCGAACGATGTCGAGATATCAGGTGTTACGGCCAACAGCAACGGCGCAGGGATAGCCAACAGTGGTATATCTATCAACGGACCCCGTAACAAGGTTATTGGCTGTACGGCACACAACAACGATGCATCAGGGATTAATGTGGGGCATGACATCGACCCCGATTTGGACGCATCTGGTTCGATTGTTACAGGCAACCATACCAATGACAACAACTATGGCATTACAGTCGTAGGGGATAATACGGTTATTCAGAATAACATCACCGTAACCGGCAATCAGACGTACAGCAACACTGCCGCAGGTATTGCGATACCTAAATACGCCAAAGGATGCACGATTAGCCACAACACCACCCGTGGTGAATTAATTGGTATGAGGCTAGCTGGCGAACAGCACATCGTAATTGGCAATGATTGCGGTCTTACAAACACAGATTCAATACTCATTGCTGCTGGGGCTACCTACGTCGGTCAGGACATGATACTCAGTAACAACATCCTAGAAGGCGCTACAAATGCATACGTCAACACATCGGAATCAGGTGGCGCACTGGTCAAGGGGATTTTGAACGACGGCT